ATCAAACTCTGGCTCGTATTCTTTCATTTGATCCATGATTAAATAATTCATGAAATCTTTTACTCTGTGTGCTTGTTGATCTTTTGCTGGTGTTTTAATTCCAAGCACTTGTGTTCTTACTGGACCGTCACTTGGTAATAGCTCTTTGTATGCTGTAGCCTGAAACTGCGTAACAGCTTCTGCTAACACAGGGTGCGTTGCACCTGAAGCTCCTTGAAACGGCTCCGTTCTATTTTCGTATTTAAATCCTAATAGGTCAAGTCCATCTGTGTAAGATTTTTCCCAATCCTTTCTAGACATCTTGTAGTCTATGTAATTATTTTTTAGTTCTGATCCTAATGGTTCTAAGACATCTGCAGGTAAAATATCTGCAAGATTATCAAAATGAGATTCTGTGCCAGGTATGTTTACAGCACCTGGTTCAAAGTTAAGAGTCACACCGCCATCTTCTTCAGGTGTAACTTCAACGGGTTGTTGTTTTATTTCTTCCTTTACCTCGACCTCTTCGCCCGGAACTTTAACCTCGGTACGAGTGTTAGGAAGTCCTTTATCTATATCTGCCATTTAAACTCCTGTTATTATCTACCACGTTTTAATAAAAAATCCAAGCCCTGTGGTGTAGGCCCTTTTTCTGGTGGGGGTCCTGAATCTACGCCAGCTAATTTAGCTATGCCTCCACCTGCAAAATCATAGGCTAGTCTTTGGTCAAAACTAGCTCCAGCGGGTAATCTTTTTTGTAAAAAATTTTCAGGGTTTGCTCCGTATATCTGTTCTATGCCAACCACTGGACTAGCAGCTAATGAACTAAGTGGTGCACTTTTAATATTAAAAAATTGTTGTAAAGTTTTTGAATAATCGTTTACAGCTTTTTCACGGCTTTCCTCTAAACCTGTTTGTCCATACGCACCTGATTGATAAGCTTTATTAATCTCCTCCTGAATAGTTTCTGGTGTTTGTGTTAAAATACTTCTTACATCTATAAAAGGAGATTGTTTTTGTTCAGGCGTAAAACCAATGTCTATCTGTAGAGGATCATCCTCTATCGCTCCCATTTGTTTACCTTTTAATTTTTGAGCTGTAAAATATGATTGAGCTTTTGAAATATCTTGACCTTGTTCAAATTGATAGTCAGATAAAACTTGTTGTTCTTTAGCAATTTGAGCATTAAAGAAATCATCTTTTGCTTTTTTAATTCTATCCTCTCCTATTTTTCTAATGTCCTCGTCTGACATGCCACTAAATTCTGGGATATTTTGTGCTAGATCAGCCTGTAAATCAACTTGTGCGCCTTCTAAATTTTTCTTTGTTTTTTTAAAGTTTGAAACAGATTTAAATAAATCACCAGCATCTTGATCAAATAATGTTCTAGATATTTTACTAGCATCAGCCTCTAACGTTTGATCACCTGTTCTTAAATAATCTGTAGCTCTTAAAAATGCTTCATCAAGAGTGTCACCCATACCTATACGAAGTAAAGACTCACCCGCTACAAAGATTGCTTCAGGCACAACACCAAACTTTGCAACTCCTCTACCAATTTTATATGCTTTGTTTAAAAAGTTTGCTGCGTTTCTTCTTTGAGCAGGCGATAAATCATTAAGTTTATTTTCATTAATTACTCTAGCACCATCTCTTGCACACACGTCTAAAGATTGTGGAGTGCCTCCTTCAAAAAATTTACCCTGACATTGAGGTAGTGTGCTTATTGTGGCCAATAATTTTTTAGTTGTTTGTTCATCAGCGCCTATACCTTTGACTGCTGTTTCCATAATTGATTTAGTTGAGGCTGCACTTCCAAATTTTTTACCACCAAACTCATATTTAATTCCACCATATTGATTAGAAACTTCATTGATCTTTCCTATTAAAACATTATCTGCTGCTTTTATTTTTTCAGCATCTCCTTTGGCTGCAACTATCGCCTTGGCATGTCTACTTTCAGCAGCACCTAATTGTTTATTAGCAATTCTACTTACAAGCTGTGTTGAATAGGGATCATTACCTACACCTCCTCTAAAGTGATGAACTTCAGAAGCACCATATTGAGGTATTCTGTTTTGTATATAATCTTCGCTTGGCATTCTTCCATTATTGTTTGCTTTATATTTATTTATAATGGTGTTTCTTGCCACCATGTTTCCAAAGTTAGTTCCTTCCACACCGTCTAAAGTAAATGGTGTTTTACGTAACTGTCTCTGTCTTTGATAAGCGCTAGTAGAACGAGCAAAATGACCTGCTCCAAAAGCATTGTCCACTTGAGCTTGTAGATTACCTGTACGCTCCCCTAGATCCCATTTAAATGTTACAGATCCTTTTGGTGTTGCTGTATCTGTAAATTCTATCTGTTTCCAAGCAGGAATACCATTCTTGTCTTTTATAAACCAGTTTACTTTTCCATCTTTGTTTCTTGGAAAGTTTTTTGAAAACCTTAAATCTTTACCATCAAAAGTTCCTGATATTTTAATTCTGTCATTTTTCTTTGCAGACTCATAAAAATTTTTCCATAGATCGCCTGCAGTAGATTGTTGAACACCATGCAAACTACCTTTTGTTTTTGTTGCATTCTCAGCAGCAACTATGGTGCTTGCTTTCTTTTGAATAGCTCTTTTTCTTTCTTCCGGATTTTCTATTAAATTTAATTCGTCTAGTTCAAATTTATTTTTTGCTCTAATAATAGCTTTAGCCTCGTTAACACTTCTACCTTGACCAGGACCACCTTTAAGAATATCGGGTCTAAGTTGTTTTTCAATTTTTAAAGATCTTTGTATTCCTCTAACACGAGAACCGTTCCACTCTTTACCTTGAACAGTTGTTTTGTCATAAACGGTTGTTAATTTTTTTGCAAACTCATCATCTGTTAAATTTATATTCTCATCTAATAATCTTAATTTTTCAAACTCTGCATTGGTTAAGATTTTAGGATAAAATTTTTGCATAGTAATCTCATGAACTTTTTTTAATTTTTCTATGTTATCCTCTGTAGCAGGTAGATCGACATAGCTAGCTATTTTTTTACCTGCCTTAGTTCTTCTGTAAGTTACGTAATAACTCTTTCCATCTTTATTTAAAGTTAGACCAGGAAAGTTTTCAAATTCTTTCTTTAAGGCTTTTGCCTCTGCCGCAGTATATCTTACACCTTCAGTGGCTACGTCTCCTTTTTCAAAAGCTATAGGTTGTAATTTATTTTTCGGCCGCGTAAGGTACGCCATCATCTGATTATATTTTGAGACTTCCATTATTCTCCCATCATGTAGGCAAGACCGCCGCCTGATTTTTTATCTCTTTTCTTTCCACCAGGTGCTACTTTATAATCTGTTTCTATCATGTCCACCTCTCTCATAATTTCATCAATATTATCTAAACCATAATCAACATCTTTCATCTTGCCTTCGTAGTCTGGCTTTACTGTAACCTCCTCATACTCAGTAGGATATTTAATTACTTTTTTTCTAGTCTCATCATAGTATTCTCCACCAGGTTCAAACTGTAAGTATTCTTCACTAGTATAATTATCTCTTTTAATAGTTAACTTTCCTGTGTCTAACTCCTCTGTCAACTCGTATCCTTTATATTCTTTAACAATTTGTCTCTCACCTGTTGCTCTAGTTCTAGTAACATCGTCACCAAGCAACTGAATTTTTTCTACAAGTTTTGGAAAGTATGCAGGCACGCCGCTAGTTTTAGATGCAACCTCTACAGCCTTTGAAGCTTTAGCTGCAGGTTTTAAAAATTTACCTACAAGAGGTATTGAAGCAAGTCCACCTAATAATTTTAAGAATGTTCTACGAGACATGCCACCTTTTTCAAAACCTATTCGACCACCTTCAGCATTTAACTTTCTATCTTTTGTTTTTAAATTTTTAATCATCGTCTCTGTTTCTAAAATACTTTTATCAATCATATCAGAAGTTAAACCTTCAAGTCTTCCTCCTTGAGTTTCATCAACATATGTTTTTCTAAATAATTCGTTAGCCTGATTCTCTATGGGTAGTTTAATTGATGATGGTTCCAGATCTGCAATTAATTTTTTATCTGCCTTTAGAGATTCTAGAACTTGTTCAAAATATTTTATTCTGTCTGCTTCAGGATTAAACCCCTGCTTCTCAGCAAAAAACTTTACCATAGGATCTAGTTTCATCGTTTTTAAATTTTTAGATCCTTTTTTACCAGATGTTCCAGCTAAATATTGTAATAGTCTTCTAAGTGGTGTGCCACCCATAAACATTTTTAATCTTGCAATACCACCTTCTGCCATGGCATCTGGATCACCGTCAAAGTTTTTTAATTTTGTTCCTAAATCAACTTCTGCATCTGCTCTTTTAATAATAGGCTCAAGTTCTCCTAGAACTTCTTTTGCTCCTTTGTTACTAATTGTTTTAAAAGGACCTTTTCTTCCTATAACTTCGCTTGCAATCTTTTGTGCTTCAATACCGCTAAGACCAAATAGATCTACACCTTTTAAATCTTTAAGTCTTTCTGCAACTCTATCTGTTGATGACATAGTTTTAATTCTTTTTGAAAAATCTTGAAACATTTCGTTTTGATCCGTCAATGCTTGTAACTCTGGATCTACGTCTGGTTTCTTATTTTTAGGTGGAGGTAACTTGTCCCCTAATTTAATTTCACCTAGTCCTCTTTCTTTTAAATTTTTATTTGTTAATTCTTCTAACTCTTTGGCAAGATCTAGACTCTTAATACCTTCTGACTTACCACCTTGAATAACTTTAGGTTCAAAACCTTTAAACGCATCTGATGCTGTCTCAAAACCTTTACCTAATAATTTTTTCTGATCATCAGGATTTAAAGGTATATTGTTATTTAATTTAAATTGAATTGTTTCTAACGCTTCTGCAGAATCTAAAAATTGTTTGCTTTGATCTAATTCAGCTTGTTCTATTCTGTTTATAAGAAATCCTAAATCGTCTGGAGTTCTAACTTCCTTACCGATGTTTGTAACATTGTATCCTGCACCTCTGAGTTTTTCGAACATTTGTAACATCTCGTTCGTAATTTCTTTTTCAGTAGGTAGAGAGGTAATACCACCTTTGCTTGGCTTTACTAATTTTTTACGAATGTATTCGTATGCTAGATCTGCAAATTTTTTAGTTTTATCTATTGCCATTAATAATACGTCCTAGGTTTAGGGTCTTTCTTCTCGTCAACGTAATCTTCAGGATGGCCAATCAATCCGCCCTGCCTGAAGCGCATGATAGCTTGTGTTGTAGAGTCCACAAGGTCGTCGTGATCACCGTTTGGAAATGCTGCGCATTCCTCGATCACCTCCTCTGCAAATTTCTGATCTGGCGCCCATATCATTCCAGACTCGAAAAGAGGTGCTACGGCGTTTACTCTAGCATGTTTATCATTTCCCTTGCTAGGTGTAAAGTTAATAACTGGGATGTTCATTTGCCGAAGTTCGTAGGTTAGTGGTAGTCCTGATGCTTTGGCCTCTACGATAACAGACTCAGGTTTCCAATATTCGTATTGCTGTAATGCTAATCGTCTTAATTCTGGAAACTCGTATCTCCCTTTGACAGCGTCTAATAATATAAGATTCGCTGGACTATCGTCGTCTGGATAGAAAATACCCCATGTTGTGATGGCTGAATAATCAGCCGTTTCTTTCTTCAAGAACGCCGTATCGTAAGATTGTATGACGTGATGAAGAGGCGGTATGTATTCTTTGTCGTACAACATCCACCATTCACGTTTCAAGATTGCACCTTCTTCGGACGTTGGTTGCTGCATCCACTGCGCATTCCATTTACCG